GTATCTCCAGCAAGTTTGACAGTGTTGCAATCTGCAACAACATCAGCTTTTGCTCGCACCACAGAAGGCACATTTGAAGCACCTACAAACACCAAGTTTGTTGGTACATTGAATGGCGCTATGCGTGTGTTTGTAAACAGCTATGCTTCTGACACAGCTTCTGTGTTGGTAGGTTATAAGGGTACAAGCGAGGCAGATGCTGCCGCGTTCTATTGCCCATATATTCCTTTAATGAGCAGCGGTGTTGTTCTTGATCCAACAACATTCGAACCAGTCGTATCATTTATGACACGTTATGGCTTCGTTGAGTTGACCAACACAGCATCCAGCTTTGGTAACGCAGCTGACTATGTTGGCGAGATCGCAGTTCAAAACTTGTCATTCTCCTAATCAGAGAAAAACAAAACTACCCAGGGATGGGAAGGCAAGAAAGCACCGCAAGGTGCTTTTTTGTTGATAACTATTTGCACAAAAGGAGAACTTTATGTCTTGGTCTGCAACTCTTAATATCACAAACAACACAGCTTACAATCTCACAGTCAATCATAACACCGTGGGAGATCTGACCACTATACTGCCAGGAGGTTCTTGGTCCAATACCACTTCAGATCTTAATAATACCAATGCACTGCGTTTTTGGAATGTGCCCAATCAATGGTACATGCAAGGGTCAGTGGCCTACGGGCCCATGGCCGGAGTATACATGGATCGTGGCTGGATGGCCCCCACAGATCAAACCATCAAATTGACAGCCGCAGTAAATGGAACAGGTTTTACCCAGACACAAAACGGTGGTGCCACAGTAGTGCCATGGAACGGGTTCGAGCAAGGTGGAACCATTGACATGACCTTTGATCCACAGTCTTGACTAGACTTTGAACCAGCTTAGATATTGATGTATTCGATCTATGACTGGATTCCAGTCACCTAGCTGAGTCTGACGGAACAGGCGTGCTGCAGGATACCAGGGGCTGTCGTCACGTCCCAACAACCAGCGCCAGTCTGTGCCATACCAGTTGAGTGGGATCCAGGTGGGTCTGCCCATGGCACCACTTAAATGTGCTACCGCAGTATCAACACTGATAACCACATCCATGTGATGAATCAGTGCGGCACTGTCTGAAAAATTGCGTATCTGACTTGAAAAATTTCTTACACCATTTTCTTCCAGGATTTTGGCTTGTTCGGCGGTGCATTCAACCTGTAGGTTGAACCATTCTGTGGTTGGATTTCGCTGTATCAAGGCCAGCATGGTTTCAAAGGGCATGCCCTTGTGGCGATTGATCCAGGAGTCGGGTCGGCCCGACCAGCATACACCCACTCTCAGGCGTTTTTTAAAGCCTAGTCTTTCTTGCCATTCACGTGCTAGATCTGTTCTTGCGGCCAGATACTGCAACTGATGCGGCAGATTGACCAAGGTCACGCCTTGCACCCCAGGTATGCTCATTATGGGAGTCCAGTAGTCAAAGCCTTGCGGAGTGTCCTTGACATCAATGATTTGGTGGATCACTGGACTGCCTGCAAACAACGGAGCCAGATTATCATTGACCTGTAGGATCACTCGGGCTCCCGCACTGTGCAAACCAAACACAAATCGCACAAACTGTATGGTGTCACCCAGACCTTGTTCCTGTATGACCAGGATGGTTTTGTCTCTGAGATCTTGACCAGTCCAGCGTGGCTGACTGTGACCGGGCAAGGTGCCGGCCAAGTGTTCAAAGTTCCAGCGATGTTCGTACTGTGGCCAGCCACGAGCATAATCTCCACTCAACAGATAGGCCACGGCCAAGTTAAAATTGGGTGTGGAAGCTGTGGGGGCCAGTTGCACGCTTCTCACCAAGAAAGGTATGGCCGCTTCGGGCTCGCCCATTTCTCTCAACACATTGCCATAGTTGTTGAAGGCTGACGCCGAGCTTCTATCCTGTGTCAGAGCCTCGGCATAGTTCTTGAGTGCATCTTCTGGGTCGTTGCGTTCACGGGCGGCATTGCCAGCTTCAATCAATTGTTCTATGTTCATGGCAATATTTAAGAATACCTGTGCTAGAGCATATTTTTTGTTGCAACCATAAATACTTGTCAACGCAATCCTGCGTTTTATGCGGTGATTAACCCCACCGCGTAGTGACTAGAACTCACATTGGGCTTCTTTAAGGAGAAAACAAAAATGGGACGTCCTCTCAAAATTCAAAAATATTCTACCGGTTCTGGTAATGGTGGTGCAGCTGTGGCAGTGGATCAGGCATATCCCCCATTTGCAGCTCCAACGTCAATGGACACAGCCACATCAACATATCCCACAGGCGGAACCAATCCACCCTGGTTGGGCGTGGTTGGCGGTGTGCGTGGCGGCGGTGTGTCAACCACATATCCAGTGGTCAAGGTTGAAGTCAACATCACCAACAGCTACAGTGGTCAAGCCGCAGGCGTGATCTTGCGCCAAAAGGGTTCGCACAAGTTTTTGGTAGCTACCACAGCCAGCATAGATCCAGCCAACGCAGTAGCCGGTGTGGCCTTGCGCATTACAGCAGTTGGCAACACCAACTGGACAGCCATGGGCTTGAGCACCAACGAAACAGCAGCTATCGGTACCATATTCACGCCCACAGCAGCCTCAGCGGGCGGTACCAACGGCACAGCACAAGAAGTTGGTGTGTGCGTGTTGACCAGTGATTTAACACCCAGTGCAGGCAACATGAGCATCAGCTATTTTGCTGGCGCAGCTGATTCCACAGAACAAGCCATCAGCAAGTTGACCAATCGTTTCTTGCAAAACTTTGCAGGCGGAGCCACTGGTGGCAATGCTGACACGGGCGATGTTTGGGCAGCCACAGACACTGTAGACAACGTGGTGTTAGATGCCAACTTCTTCACCGACGAAGGCACAATGGCCAAGTCTGGAGCAGAAACAGATACCTGGGGTGTTAATGGTAGCGAACAGAACGCTGGCGGTACACTTGATCTTGGTATTGTAGAAAATTACACTTCGTAATTTTTTCAAGCAAGTAATAAATCCCCACAATAAGTACTGTGGGGATTTTTTATGAGCATAGCTTTTGTATTGGGCAACGGTGTCAGCCGCAGAGACATCAGTTTAACAACACTGAGTCAGTGCGGACGTATCTATGGTTGCAACGCCCTGCACCGAGAATATGTGCCAGATGTACTGGTCTCAACTGACAGGCCCATAGCTGAACACATACAACACAGCGGATACAGCGCGACTCACAAATTCTATACACGTCGGCCATTAGTTGGATTAGGAGCCCAACCGATACCCAAGCCCTATTTTGGATTCAGCTCTGGGCCCGTAGCTGTGGGACTAGCGGCTGTAGACGGGCATCGACGCATATACCTACTGGGATTCGACCTAGGGCCTAGTCCGGAAAAAACCATTAACAATTTGTATGCTGGCACAGAATTTTATAAACCGCAAGGTGCAACGCCCACTTTTGCCGGTAATTGGATACGACAACTGGTACAGATCATGCGTGAACACCGGCAAGTGCGTTTTACACGTGTTCATGGCCCCACCACGGCACATGTTCCGCAGTTTGACGACGTGCCCAACTTGTCCAGGCTAGATTTAGCTGTGTTCTTGACCCGCATAAATAACAAAAAGGATCTGTGAATGACAACCAGCTACAAAGACGTCAGCGGCGACTACACTCTTACCTGTGAAGGCGGAGTGGGTATCTTCACCATCAACGCTGCAAACACCATATTCAACGGTAATTTGACCTACACTGGTAACTTGACCACGGTGGATGATTTCATTGTAGTGGGTGCCAACAACACCGGAGCCGTGGGCAATCTGGGCCTGTTGACCGGATTAAATGTGTCCACAAACTCCTACGCTGGACTTAGATTCAACGCCGATGTGAATGCCTGGCAGATTTCGGCCAACGTATATGGCAACGGCGCTCCCAACACAGCCTATGCCAACATAGCCACTGGCAATGCCACAGTGGGCGGAGCCAACACCCAGATACAGTTCAATGACTCCAACTCGTTTGGAGCTTCAGCCAATCTGACCTTTGACAAAAGCACCAATCGCTTGACCTTGACCGGACACCAGGCCTTGGCCAACGTGGCAACTCCGGCCAATGTCAGCAACAGCGTGGTCATCTACAGCAATGTGGTCAGCGCCGGTGGCACAGGCCTGTATTTTACCAGCGCAGCTGCCAACGACGAACTGGTCAGCAAAAGCAAGGCCATAGTATTTTCAATCATATTTTAAGGAACAACAATGACCATCCAAGTAGCCAATGTGACCACAGCCGGCAACACAGTTTACACCAGCTCGGGCAACACAGCCATAACATTTTTAAGTTTATGTAACTATGGTAATGCAGATGTAATGACCAATTTATATGTAGTGCCCAGTGGTGGCACTGCTGGTAACGCCTGTATTGTGTTAGCTGAATTGTTATTGACAGCGTCTGGCAATGGAACAGGTGACACTTATCAACTGTATGCCGGCGGTGAAAAACTTCTATTAGGCAACGGTGATTTTGTCAGCGTGATAGCCAATGCCAACACAGTGACCACGGTCACCAGTTTCACCACAATCTAATGGGTTATTTTGTTAAAAATCGGCGCTTGCAAAGCGGCAGTACCGCGGTGGTCCTTCCTGTGGGATCAGCCAGCAACAGACCAGATGCGCCAACTTTTGGCATGATACGCTACAACACTGACTCGGCTTCGGTGGAATACTACGACGGCAGCGTATGGGCTGCACTCAGCGCCGCCGGGGCCATCAGCTACACAGTTGACAACTTCAATGCGGACGGGAGCACCACGGTGTTTACCATGAGCGAAGTTGAAAGCACAGAGACACAGATCATAGTGTTTATAGGATCAATCTACCAGGATCCGGCCACGGCCTACACTGTAGACGGCGGCCTTGACATTACCTTTACTTCAGCACCGCCCAACGGCACGGTCATAAACGTAATCCACAGTGCAACTTGACCAGCTAAATATCCTACGACAGGGATAATCTATGGCAGTTAATTACATACAAGGGCAGATTTTAGCAAACGTTCTCCAGCGAGATGGCATAGATCTGGCTATTGCCAATGCCAATGTGGGTATTGGTACCAACACTCCTGTGTCTGCCTTGGAAGTTGCCGGCAACATCACAGTGGGCAACGTGGTAATCAGCAACATAGGCAACATCAGTGCAGGCAATGTCAACATCAACAACCTGGCAGAACCAGCAGCCAACACTGATGCTACAACTAAATTTTACGTAGATGCTTTGGTTGGAAACATAGCAAACGCAGGAAATCTTACCTTTTCAAACACCACCATCAGCACCAGCCTGGCCACTGGCAATGTCACGCTGGCAGCCACGGGCAATGCGTTTGTGCAGATCGGCGGTACCTATGGGTTGGTGTTGCCCTCGGGCAACACAGCACAGCGCCTGGGCACAGGCAATGTGGCAGGCACCCTGCGATTCAACACCGAAACCGGCCGAGTAGAAGTATACGACGGCACAGAATGGGATCAGGTAGGGCAAGGCGCAGTCACCAACCAGATACTCAACGGCGACGGATCAACCCTGACATTTGTCCTGGATCGTAGCACTACCACAGCAGCGGCCTTGGTCATGCTCAACGGTATAACACAGGTGCCCACACAGGCCTACGACATGAGCCCTAATCCCAGTGCCAACTTAGTGTTCTCAGAAGCCCCGGGCCCGGGCGACGTCATAGACGTGAGATTCTTGTAAAAACCCGGGCAAATGTCTGGATTTTTGCTACAGAAATAAATACAGTATCCTTCAATAGACCACTGCTGTCTGTCCAGCAACACCGTCGCTCCAGAGCGAATATCCTCCAAAATACGTGTTGCAATACCCAAAATCTCCTGGCCCTGGTAAATACATCATAGCCTGTGAATTGTCACGGCCAATTAAATTAATTTGTTGCTCAGAGCAACAAGGGTAGTGTAAAACGGCAACCGGAGATAAAAATGCCAGTCACAAGAATTAAGAATAATCAAGTCACCGATGCGTCGGGCGCTAATACCCAACTTGGTATCAATGCCAATACCAAACTGCAAAATTACTCGATTACCAGCACCAAGATTGCCAACAATCTTGTGTATGGATCAGACCTCACTGTCACTGGTAACCTCACAGTGCAGGGCAACAGCACTGCCATTGACACCACCATAACCACCATTGAAGATCCAATCATTG